TATCTCCTTCTTTGTGCAACTTGTTGTTGCGGTTGTTTTTGAGCAGACGGTGCCATTACAGAAAATGCTTCATTATATTGAGCTTTTAGTGCTGTATATTGTGCAGTTGCCCATTGATAGTCTGCCTGATCTTTTTGTAAACTTGCTGTAAATTCTTGTACCTTTCCAGTTAACTCAGCATTATATTCTTGAATTTCTGCAGTATATAAAGCTATTTTTTCTTGATTCTCCTGTTGTGTTTCTTTTAAATCTGCTGTAAATTTTCCTAAATCAGCTTGAAAAGTAGCATTGTTTTTTCCTAAATCATTAGTAAATTTAGCTGTAGCTGCTTGTATTTCAGCTTGATATTTACTCATATCATATCCAGTTTCGACTTGATATTGTTGAGTAGCTTTAGCAAGTTCTGCTTGATATATTTTCATATCATTGGTAACTCTTGATGTTTCACTCTGTATGTCGCTTCCATATTTCTGAAGATCGGTTTGTCTCTCAGTCTGCCATACCTGAATGTCTCCAGCTAAATTCTGTTGATATTCCTGAACTTCCTTAGCAACATTAGCTTGATAATTCTGTACCTCTGCGTTATACTTTTGAAGTTCAGCAGCATATTCCTGATTTTCTTTTTGTAGGACTAAACCTACTTCCTGAGTAGCTTGTTGTAATTGAGCTTGATATTCAACATTGTCCTTATTAAAAGTATTCAATGCATTCTGTATATCACTTCCATGTTTCTGCAGATCTGTCGCTCTCTCTGCTTGCCATACTTGGATATCACCAGCAAGATTTTGCTGATATTCTTGTACTTCTTTATTAACTACTGCCTGATATGTGCCAACTTCTGCTTGATAAAGCGTAATCTTTCTAGTATTATCTTGAACAATGGCCTGCAGATCATTAATACCATTCTGTAATTGCCTTTGCTGGTCACGATCCTTATTGGTTTTTGCCAATTGTAAATCAGCTTGAGCCTTAGCAAGATTAACTCCATTAGCTACTTGCAATTCTTGTATTGATTCCTGTATGGCTGATTGATAGGCTACGTTTTCTTTATTAAATTCATTGACTTCATTCTGTACATCTGTATTATACTTTTGAAGATCTGTTTGCCTTTCTGCTTGCCAAACCTGTAAATCTCCAGCTAAGTTTTGTTGATATTCTTGAACTTCTTTAGCTACATTAGCTTGATATTGCTGTACTTCATTTGAAAATTTTTGTAATTTCATACCATCTTCAGCAGATTCTATTTGAGCATTTTGTATTGCAATTTGTATATCTTTCTGAAAAATAGCATTATCTTTATTAAACTGTGCCTGAGCTTCCCCCATTCTAGCACTATATTCACCAATCTTTGCCTGTATTTCTTGCACCCTTGCAGCCAACATCTCACTATCTTCTTCAGTACTTATCCAAGTATTAGTATCGCTAAAATCAGGAACAGACATAACAGGAGGAATAAATGAAGGTTCTGTTATAGAGCTTTCAGTCACAGTAGTATCAGTTAATGATGGAGCAACTGGAGCTACCGCACTTATAGTTAAATCTGATATTGTAGGAGCACCTCTTAATGACAATACAGGCTTAGTATAGGCAGGTGCAGATCCAGTATATGTACTGGATGCAGAAATAGTTGCAGTTGAGAATACAGGAGTACTAGCATCTAATGCAGAATCTATACTGGTAAAAGTTACTGATGTTAAAGATGGAGTAGCTGGAGATACTGCACTTATAGACAAGTCCGATATTGTAGGAGCAGTACCAAGAGAAATAACTGGTGCCGTATAAGAAGGTGGACTTGAAGCAGGATTAAAAATACTTGAAATATCTGGAGCTGTAAAACTAGGTCCACTTGGAGACACAGGAGATATAGCCGATATTGTTAAATCAGAAATAGTAGGGGTTGCTCCCAGAGTAAGCAAACTAGATACATAGACAGGAGCAGTTGGAACACTACTAAAGTCTACATCTGCTCCAGCAGGTGCAACAGGTTGAATAAATGCATCTGGAGTAGTAAAACTTGGAATACTGACTGTAGTTGCATTCATTGTAGGTTGAATTGGTACTGCTGGTAAAGTTATATCAGACGGTAAAGAGTTATTTAAACTAGTTATTTTAGACATTAAAGATTGTATGCTTGCATATAATACTACCAGATATATTTTATCATCTGGAAACCATTTAATACCTGTACTAGCATGATCTAAAGCTGTTCCATCTGTCTCTTCAGGAGAAGAATTGACATATAAAACTTTAAACGTATCATTACCTGCACTAGATGGAGCAGGATATACATGTACATTTCTATTTTGCGTGATCATATATACAGGATTATATTTAGATGCATAGTATAGACTATTAGTATCAGTTACTCTATATTGCAAACTAATAGATTCTTTTCTACACGGATACCATTCATTATTAGTTCCACTTTCTCTAAGAACTGCAACTATCTGATTAGTGCCAGGATTAAATCCATTACTTGTTTGCTCTGCACCTTCTCTTAAAAAATTATCTATATCTTGAGGACGTAGTAAAAGTGTTTTATTAGTAACATCAATAACCCCATCATTTAAAAATGTGGAAAATTCAGATCTACTGGGAGCAGTAGAACTACCATCTATAGTTAAACCTGTTAATGCCATTACCTGCTCTTGAAAATCAGCCATTAAATCTCCTTAAAATACCCCCTACCCCCATGGAGAGAAACATTCTTTCCACAGAGGCAGGGTATTTTTTATTTACTTACTACCTATTAAGCACCCTCTAGGCATTAGTTACCTCCTTAAGCTCTAGTGGCTGTGCCAGAAACAAAGCAACCAGCTGTTAAAGCAGTTGCCTCAGTAATGTACCAGTGAATACCATCACAGACTAAACTTAGTCTATCACCACCACCAGCAGCACCAGCAGAACTATCAAACTGTAGCAGGTCATCTGCAACAGTAGAGTCATGCACAGTACCGCCATCTGTTAAAGCTCCAATAATAAATTCAGCTGTACTATCAGTGAATATATCAAGGTCTTTAGTAGCTTCGGCATCACTAGTAATATCGAGATGGAAATGTACTTCCATACCTTTATTACTATATGCTGAAGGCAATCTAAACGAAGCTGTATTTGAACTAATATTCACGAAATACCTATTGCCTGCGTCTGAAGAAGTAAGAATTACTGATTCTGCGGCTGCAATATGAGTACCATCTGAACTTGGAGTGAAATGGATTATATCACCTGTTGAATTATCAACAGCGTTATCGAACTTATTTTGTCCATACATTGGATTTGCCATAATAAACCTCCTTAAGTCCACATAGCGTGGCATTCGGGCATACTTAGCTCGAGACCAGCTTCTGTGAGGATTAAGTCAACTCGACGGTCAATACCAGAGTTTTCAAGTGTTTGCACACCTACATAAACTGAAGTATCTCTGTTGACACCGTTGCCTACTAGAGGACGATAAGAACAATATTTCATGTTGATTCCCAACATCTTAACATTAGTACCATCTAAGTGAATATTACGTGCAACATTCATATCACCATAAGGTGTTGAGAATGTAGTAATATCTACGCCCATTACTTTCTTTTTGCCAGTCAAGGCAAAATCAGCAGTGTACATAGCACCTCTATTATCTGTATCATTCCCTAATGCTAGAGTATTTTTAAAGTATCCACCTAGTTTATGCATCCAGTTATAAACTGCAGTAGAGACAAAAAATACAGTTGCTGAACTATTATTATAACGAGGGTCTAAATAACTAGACATATCATCCAAGAAATCATCAGCTGTTTTAGTTGCTATAGTTAATCCAAATGCATTACCATAGTTACTAATGTAATCTACACAACCCTGTGTTGTATAATTATCATCACTTTGAGAACCAAATAATAATGATTGTTCAATATCCCACTTATGTTCTACCAACTTTTCTTTCCAAACACGAGCCCACTCATCTTTGTCATACTTCAATACTGTAGCACGAGCTGTATTAGTCATTGCCATTGAAGTTTTCCATATTTGAGTGCGTCCATAATTGGTTGAATAAGGTTGATCTTTCCATGTTTCAGGATAACCAGATCCTTCAGCATGAGCTGAACCTACTATATAAGATCTAGCTTGTTCAAGAACCCCAGCTATTGATGAAGCAGCCACTGAGTCACCTGCAAAAGAAGCAGGAACTGTCAACGAATTTTGACCAGATGCAGCATCTTTAACAATAGTTCCTTCAAGTTCAACCATATCAGCTTGATTTGCACCCAAAGCACCAGAATTATAACTACCTGCACCAACAATAGGTGTTACACTTGATATTTTTAATATAGCATAATCACCAGCAGCAGATGCGGCTAAGCTACCAGGAACAGAAGCTGCTGTATTTATCTTCACTAATTGATTAGGAAGATAAAATGCAGGAGTTGTTCCATCAGCTCCAACTGTGATTTCATTACTAGTGTTACCATATACATTTTGTATATTACCACTAGCTTTATAATCACATGCCATTCTTATCTTGAATGTAGAAAAATTAGATGCAGTTAAAGCATCACCTAAAGCACCTGTTTCTACCCAAGCAGAATTGGTATCGTATACTGCAACTGGATAAGCATAACGCTTATGCCATGAACCTCTTTTCTCAGTAAACTTGAACTGAGGATCATCTGTAGGTTTTTTACCTACCTTTGAAACGAATCTAAAAAATGGATCTTGCGCAATAGATAATTCTGAGACTCTATTCCCAAAATTATATTTCCTACGCAGATCACCAGTACTTAAACCAGTGCCTGCACCCGGACCATTACCCGCAACATCACTAGTACTCAGATTCGATAAGTTAAATAAATCGGCCATACGACCTCCTTTATTTTGTTTGTCTAGGTAGGGTTTTTAAATTTATCTACCCAAACAAGTTATCTAAATCACCATCAGAACCGACTAAAGAGTCGAATAATGAATCTTCTGCACTCCTTCTATTGTCGCCCTGATTGTTAGCTCCACTGGCACTTGTAGGTATGTTACGTACATTCTTCATTTGGTTAGCCATTTCGGTTCTGGTAGCATTAGCTGTATTAGTTGCTACTTGATCTCTATTGATTAAGTAGTCTACATCCTCTAAAGTAAGAACATGATTTTGAGCTTGTTCGACAAAAGTCTTCATTTGCTCATCATTCATACCTTTTCTTTCTTGAAATTCTTTCAGCTCATTACGCTTCTGTATTTCAGATTGTACTTTAGCAGAATTAGCTTTTTCAGCTTGCACCATTTGCCCAACTCGTTTATTTACTACACCATTAATTTGAGCAGCCATAACTTTAGCTGAATCAGATTCAGGATCAGTCATAGCTTCATTGGTATCAAAGATAAAATCTTCGTCCAATCCTAACTGCTCTTGTACGGTTTTAGTTGGAGCACCACCATTCTGAAGATAGCCACGAACATGGTCTACAAGACCACTATCGTTTTTCATCGCTTCTAGCACTGGAACAAACGGTTCTAAATCCTTATAGATTTCCCGTTGTTTCACTGCCTCACGACTACTATCACTGTAACGTTTTTTATATGGGTTATCGTCACGTTCCCATAAACCAGCATTGGAGCCATCGTCCTGTTGTACGTGGGTTGCCGTTTCGGAGCCACTTGGTTGACTTTGGGTTGCCATGGGTTCATCATCTTGTGCTATTGCACCATTGACACTCTCTTCGAGGTCTTCAAAAAACGAATCGTTTAAAGAGTCTGTTGTTGGAGCATCTACTGGATCTTCTGGTAAAGAATCTCCTTCCATGCCTATAACAGAGTTGCCTTCACGTTCATTTATCATATTATTATCTCCCTATTTAAGTTATAATACATTATTATAATATATTATGATTCGTTATTACCTTGCAAGTCTTTTTTAAACATTTCTGATGCTAGTGCCATTTCTTTCTTTTTTGACTCTGCTTCATTAGCTAAAACATTGCGTAAAAGCTTTTGCTTACCTTCTGTTTCAACGAATTGTTTCTTAAGACCGCCCTTTACTTGCTCTTTCTGTTTAGTAATTTCCATCTCTGCTTGCATTACCTTGCCTTTGATACCTGCTTGTACTAATTGACGTTGAAGTGTTTCAATAGTACCATCTTTATCTTTCATAGCTTCAGATAATTGTCCTATCTGGCCTTGTAATTGTGCATATAATGATTTTCTTTGAGCAATTTTATCTTTATTTTTAATATCAGTTTCAGCTAATACAGCAATATCATCTACTATTCCCATTTGCATTAACTGCTTCAATTCATCTAAATATGCCCATCTATTAACTGGCAATGTTGATCCAGCTACAACTCTTACATCAAACTTTAATGCAGATATATCCATTGACTTCCCTATTGCTTCTCCCATATCATTATAAATAGGAACATTAATTTCAGATTCCTTTTGTTCTTGTAGAGCAGATGGTTGTATAATTCTAAAACGTTTATTTGCAGAATAAACTGCCTGAGCGAATTGCATGATTACTGTGCCTAATTGTTTTAATGCAGGTTCTACTGCACTTTTCATCCATTGCTTAATACGTCTTGTACCATATTCATCTAATGCTAACATCCCTCTATATGTTTCATGCTGTGCTGAAGTATCTCCTTGCATTGATGCATATATACCTGCTAAGTATTCCATATCATGTTTACCTTCATTGCAAATTTGAAAGAAAGCATTAGATATTGGCATAGGCATTACAGGAGTTGGTCTTTCAGATCCAGGTCTTACTGGAAGTAATGCGCCAGGAGCTGAAGAATATTTTTCCCATAACTCTGCATCTACAGAACCTTCTTCATACATCCATCTTAAACTAGAACCTAAACTAGCATTATGGACCATTAATTGATGTGCTTTATTTAATTCTCGCTGTTTACCTATCAATGGAGATACAGCACTCTTAGGAAATGGTGTACCAGTCCATTTAAATGTAATTGGAACAATTGGATATTCTGTAATCATTTGTGGTAAGACTTTTTCATACAATAATTGATCACCTGCAACACATGTCTGTTTTACTCGTGTACCATAAAAAGGAATAGCTTCTACAATATGCTGAGCAAATACATCATCTTTTTGCATAATTTTAAATTCTTTTTCAGATATTACTTGATTACCTGTTTGTGAAGCAGCAGATTGCAATTGACTCATTACTTCTTGCTGATAAGTTTGAATCTGATTTTGCATCATTTCTTGTGCTTTTTTCATTTCAAGTTCATAACGCTCTGGAAGCATCTTACCTGATTGCACAGCTTGTTCCATTTGTTGTTGCTGTTCTAACATCTGAACTTGTAATTCAGCAGCCATTTCTTGTACCTGTACTTGAGCCTGTTGTTGAATCTGTTTTAATTGTTCTTCATTAGGAGGAATCCTATAGAACAAATTAATATATGATACCTTGATCTTTTCATACATTTCAAAAAATTCAACTAGTTCTTTATCCTCCCCTTTAGGGGTAATACCCATTGATTCCTGAGATTGATCATTATAAGTAAATAAATCTTGATCACTAGTTCCAGTCTCTCGTAATGACATGCTTAATGAAGATTGCTCATCAGAAGAAGCTTTATTAATCTTAGCCTTCATATCTGGAAAGACAGAAATCAAATGATGTTTAGGTAAAACTTTTCTAATTAAGATATAAGATGCATCTTTAAATAATGCATCTCTAGATTTAGGATCTACATAGATATCAAATGGTTCTGGCTGTTTTAAGACTACCTCTCCCATTCCATTATCTAAGTCAGAATCTACTGTTACCATAATATAACCCAAACTTTTAGTAATAGCATCATTAACTGCATTAGAATATAATACTGATCCGTTAGATAAATCCCAAATATAATCAGTTAAATCAGACAAAACAGCAGCTACATCAGAATCACTTCCTTCTACACCTATTGCTTGCCATCTAGGATTATTAGCAGTAGCATAAAAATTTAACATTTCTACTACTGGTAATATCCTATTGATTGTAAAATCAGGCATACCTTGTTCTCTAAGAGAATCCAGTTCTTCCTTAGTTTGCTGATTATCATTAGAAAATTCAAAACCTTTTTGATTAATCAATTCCCATTGCTCTCTCGTCCAGTTTCTAGAAAGATTATATAACTTTCTAATTTGATCTGCTCTTTTAGTTTTAGCCATTACTCACCTTCTTTTAAGCTGTTACCCAACTTTTTACTTGTGGTTTATACCTATTCCACCCCTCTTTGCCCTCACTCATATTGGCAGGTGGATGTGCGTATTTACATGCATATGCTAATGCATCTATTGTATCATCATGGGCCATTCTTGGTCCAAAAGTTCTTATTTCCCTATCAAGATCGTAGTGTGTTTTTTTAATATGTATTTGCCCCACAGCAAAACGCTGTGCTAAGATTTCTTGGATTCTGTCTCTTTTTGACATTCTGTTCCCTGGCTTTTCAGCTTTAAAGCGAATAGCAAAGTTATTACGCCTACGCATTTCTGCTTGCAAACTTTGAAAAACTGGCTTTGACATAGTAGTATCTTCAACTGTAAACAACCTTGGACCATAAGAGTCAGCCAAGTCAAACATATGGTCAACAATACCTTTCTTATCTTCTCCAGGAATCCCGAGAACTGGAATAGATCGTTTGCGAATATAATCCAACACATATACATTGTTGTCAGGAGTGACAGCAACAGGAAGTAATACACTAAAGTCACTATCACGTCTAGCACTATCAGTTGCTGGATCGACTCCCACAAATATATCACAAGGTTGTGGATCTTTTCCATCAGGAGTGATATAGTATGTGCCAGTCTCATTGTCATGTGATAAATCTCCATCCCAATATTTTATATGGTTGCCAGTAAAAATAGAATCTTCTGCGCTCTGGACTTCCATCATATATTCTTGATAAAACTTCTGCGGTTGTCCTGAATCCGCATAAAACTTTTTCTTTCTCTTCATTTCTTCATGGTTAAACCATGAAGGCCATAAAGGACTGCCGTCTTCTAAAATAGCTTTATAAGTAATAACTTTCCAACTATAATCATCACCAGCTTTTATAGCTTGTTCTTGTCCTACTAGTATTTTCTGAATAAAAGAATCAAAATGCACAGGTGTTCCATTGATACGCAATCTTCCATCTTTAGGCTCTAAAGCTGGGAATACAACTGCTGTTACTAGGTTTGAGATTTTAGACCTAGACTCTGAAGTAATTGTATTATTTTCATCCTCAAAATCATCCAGAATAATAAGATCGTAACGCTTATGCAATTTAGCACCACCACGTATCCCCGATAAATTTGATTTACTAATAAGTTTACACCCGTTACTAAGTTCGATATCATCTTCTGTCCATTTCTTACCCTTTAAATCACCGAAATAATACCGCACTTTATCATTATATTCCAAATGATATTTTACATAATCTAAGTTGGGTACTGAAATTTTACTAGAAGCAGCTACCCAGCCATAAAATAATGGTTCTGTAGTAAATACAAAATCATGTAGTATACTGCACTTAGTTAGTACAGTTTTTCCATGACCACGCGGTAATACTACAGCTAATTGTCTAATATCTTTATCATTTAATGCATCTGTGACTTCATAATGAAAAAACGGAGTTTCAGATCTCATAAAATCATCTGGTAAAAATAACTTACCAAATGCTATAAGATCAGAATGAGCAAGTCTTAATTCCTCTTCCATTTTAGAAACATTATTTAGATTGATGTTAGGCATTATTTATGAACTTTAGTTAGAAAGACTTTATCAAGGCCTTCGTCAAATATCCCGCCATAGCCTTTGCTACTTCTCATTAATTTTGTAAAACTTTCATTGAATACAGATTCTGGAACTTCAAATTCTAATAATACCCCATCAGGATTTCCTTTTAAATACCTTTGTGCCAATTCTAAATCTTCAGTTGCCCATAAAGCATTTTTAGATACGCCATGTCCTTCTTTAATATAGCCTCCACCTCCAATAAATTTACCATCTTTCACCATAGTTTCACCTGTATTAATAATTTCCCCTGCATATTTTCCTCTAGTCAATTTATGTCTTGCAGGATGCCACTCTTCAACTCCCCTATAAAAAGTACGCATTTTTTCACCAGACTCCTTAGCAACTTTTAATGCTTTCTTTGCAGATACAGCCTGTCCTATAAATGGTATCATTGCTGCAGTTGATATAGCAGCACTTCCAAATTCTCCTTCTGCTGCATACAATATAGCATCAGCTGCATCAGCTATATTCCCTAATCCAGGCGCAAAACCAGCAGCCATTAGCATATTATGTACATCACCAGAATTTATTCTATCTGGTTTAGTCAATAAGTCTACAGCAGTATTATCAGCAACAGCTGTAGTCATATAGTTAAATGCTTTATTATCTACTGTTTCAGCCATTAAATCCCTAGTCTATTAGAAACCTTATCTAGTTTAGTTTGTATTGTACTGACTGTAGATTTCATTTCTTCTATCCAAGTATCAATATCTTTAGCCCATCCATCTATAGTCTTTAGACGTGCATCATGATCTATTTTAGGTTTCTTAGTTACTTTCGGTTGTTTTTTCTCTACTTTTTTAGTTGCCATTATTCTCTCCTTTGTTTCATGTTTTCATCATATGCTTCTTTAGTTCTAAGAGGATTAATATCTATTACAGAATGTCCTCCCCAATATCTTTTATCAGAATGAAATTCTTGTATCGCTCTTTCTGTCTGCCTTCCCAAAATCCCATCAACTGGCAATAAACTATCTCCTGCTACATATTGATTCAACATATTCTGTAATTTTTTAACTTGCTCATTATCCATTAAATTTTCTGGAGATAATAAATTTTCAATATTAAATTGTATATCTTTTACAGTGTTATTATCTTTGTTTGCCATTTGTGATCTCCTTTGGTCGTTCTACAGCCTCTAATGTATTATCGCTAAATCCTTGAAATACTGCCCCAGAAATTTGCGTAACTTGCGTTCTGTTTTTATCTTCCATATCCATGATATCAGCAAGCTTGAATAAGGCTTTAAGCTTAGTATCATCCTTTTCTGTAGTGTTTATTACAGCTTTGATATTATCAAGAACATACTCTTCATCAATACCTAGCTCTTCCATTACAGGCTTTAATTCTTCTTTCATTGCAGTTTTAACCCTTGTAGTTTTAATTAATTGCCCAGCTTTCATATTAGCGTATCCTGGATTGCTCGTAGGAAATGCCTTTAAATATGCTTGCTGTATACCTGTGCCAGCTATAACAAATTGCACGAATGCAGTTTCAGCAGCAGTTAGATCTTCTCTACTGTCAAATATATCCTCTGGCATCCTACCACTAAAGCTATAAATATTATCTCTCTTAGACGTATCCATCTTAGTAGATGGCATAATGCAAAAAGTACCAGTGCAGGTACCTATATATGATGTTATTTTATTTTTTCCTTTTGCACGCTTCATATCTCCGCGTCTTAATACCTG